TCAAGGATTGAAGGTGCCTGAAGCCTATAAGCTTGCAGGATTTAAAGGAAATGACAATTCTGCATATGTACTTAGCTATCGCTTAGCAGGTCGTGTGAATGAAATAATTAAGCAAGGTTCGTTTAATAGTACAGAACTGATGTTGGAAGTGTCCAAATTAGTATCACTCCCACTTAGACCAGACCAAAACGCTGTAACAGTCGATCAAAAGATAAAAGTATTACGCTTATTTAAAGATGCCTTGCCCGAACAGGATAAGAAGCAGAGCTTTACCCAATTTACGATCATTAACGGTGCTCTAAGCAACGATATGACCAAAGTTGTTGATGTTACCAATGATGCGGTTGTCTCTAGCAACAATGAAGCCATAGGTAATAGTGTTGCAAAAGAATAAAGCTAGACTCCCGTAGGGGTAGGCCATAGGGATCGAAACTGGTTAGCGTGGGCTATTACGATCAACCTAGATTTGACTTAAAAACAAGCATTGTATATATTCAAACAAAGCATTTAAATGCACAATTTGGCAAGAGATGTATATAGTGTACATGTATATATAAAGGGGTAGGGGATGCCAGCAGAATTAGAGAAGAAATTAAAGAAAGAGGCCATTAAAAAAGCCTTAACACCGGAGCGGAAAAACGCCTATATTTATGGGACTATGAGGAAGACGGGGTGGAAGCCACCCAAGGAACGGAAATAGTCTTTTTCCCAGGAATCCAGGGGGATGCAGGAACTCCCAGGAATGCCGGTAAGATTTCGATTTAGGTAAGGGTTTAACCAAGCAGGTTGCTGGAAACGGCAATAACCAAAAAACCCCTGAAAACAAGGACCCTCGGTCCAGGAACCTAGGAAATCTAAAAAACCTCCTGCTTCAATTTAATTGAGCCATTAGTAGCAAAAGGATAAAATGACTGAGTTTGTACTTCACCCAAGTCAGCAAAAAGTAATGGCATCAACAGCAAGATTTATCGCCTGTGTGGCAGGTGTGCGTGGTGGTAAAACAACGATAGGGGCGATTTGGCTTTTAAGTCAAATCAACCAAGACCGTGAGTCCGGTAAACTAGGGGATTACTTAATTTGTGCTCCCAGAAATAAGACACTGGAACAGGCTACGTTGCCGAAGTTTAAAGAGTTCTTCCCTCCTGATTGGGGAACGTGGAAAGAACAGAAGTCCTATTTTGAGTTAAATTGGAATAGGCCAGGGACCTCAGAGCCTTGTCGGATCTTTGTAAGATCAGTGGACGATCCTAATGCCATTGAAGGTATGGACTGCTTAGCTGCTTGGATGGACGAAGTTGGAGAGATGAAGTTCCAAGCCTGGATTAATGTCCAAAGCAGGTTGTCCATTGCCAGAGGACGTTGTATTATGACTACAACGCCTTATTCGATAAACTGGTTTTACACCCACGTTTTTAGAAGCATTGATAAAGACTTTGAGATTCTTACTTGGTCTTCGGTAGATAATCCAAAATTTACACAGGAAGAGTTTGAGAGTGCAAAGAAGCGACTTCCTAGGTGTGTGTTTGAAAGGACGTATCTTGGTAAATTTACAAGATTTGAAGGTCTCGTCTATCCTGAGTTTGATGAAGAGACTCACATGGTTCAGCCTTTTCCTATTCCTGATAACTGGCTGCGTTTTGGTGGGCTTGACTTTGGTCACAGTAATCCTAATGCCATTGTCTGTATTGCTCAAGATCCAGAGAACAATATATTCTATGTCTACAATGAGTTTTATAGAAGTGAGACTTTGCTTAAGACGATTTCTGAGTTCCTTCATCGGGAAGGGCTAGCATACGTTTTAGCGGATACACAATCCACACAGCTTATAGCTGAGCTTCAGCAGTACCATGGGAACAAGGGAATCAAAGAAGCAGACAAGAGAATAGAGATAGGGATAGAAAGAGTACGGTCCTTATTACAAGAGAATAGGCTTAAGTTTTTTATAGGCAAATGTGAAAAGACAATTGAAGAGATTCTTCAATACCACTATGCTTCAGGAGAAGGGGATAAGGTGGTAAGTGAAAAACCCGTAGCTAAGGATAACCATGCTATGGATGCTATGAGGTACGCTTTTAGTAGGAACTTACAAGGACTATACGCAAATAAACCAAAATTTGATAAACGACGAATTTACTCTGCTAAACGGATATCTCTTATAAGAGAGACTGATCCGTATACCGCATACTAGAGGATAAATATGGAAGATACAAACTACGAAAAAATGGATTCAGAAGTTTCTAACTCACAGCAGACAGAGAAAATGGAAAACTCTGATCCCATCCAGATTGCTGCCGAGTCTCCAGAAGAAAAAGCCATGAAGCAGCAAAAGATTATAGACGATTTAATGTATATGTATAACGAGTGGGACAGTGCTCGTAGAGTTAGAGAGACAACTTGGAATGAGATATACCGTTTGTATTTTACTAATCCTGAACAAAAGAAAACCCAGACTCGTTCTAATATAACTGTTCCTATTATTTATCAGATCATAGAAGCTGGTATTCCTAAGATAGCCAATGTACTATTTACTTATGGCCAAGAATTCTTCGACGTTAAGCCCATTGGTCTTGATCAAGACTCTACAAGTGACAAAGCTTTAAATATTAAACAACTCCTTGTTACCCAGCTCTCCAAAGCAAACTTCTTCCCTAAGTTTCTAGATTTTATTAAACAAATGATGCTGTATGGAACCTCCTACCTTAAAGTGTACTGGAAAGTTAAAAGAGATTGGGTATGGGAGAGAGTTCCAGTTAGAACTCCTATTACAGTCTTAGGAATTCCATTAGGAGAAAAGATAGACTGGCAAGAATCTAAATCATATAAAGTAACGGAACGTAGACCTGAAGTAGAGGTTCTTGATATCATCGATGTGTTTCCAGATCCAGATGCACAGTGTGAAGATGACAGTAAAGGAATATTTATTCGTTCTTGGATCAATATAGATGATTTAAAAGAACTAGGCCAGGGAAGATATCCTGTTTATGGAAACTGTTCAGATCCGAATATCCAATCTTCAGAAGACTCTTATGCGACATCTAGGGCAGAACGAAATGCCTCAAGAGGACTAACGTCTGGAAATACTGGAAAGAAAAAACAAGTCATGCTCCTAGAGTTCTTTGGAAGATATGATGTCGATGGAGATGGGATTAAAGAAGAAGCCCATATCGTTATAGCTAATAAGCAAGTTGTTATAAAGGCTCAAGGAAACCCATTCCATCATCAGAAGCGTCCTATTATTCGTGGTGTGTTCTCACCAATCCCTAAAGAATGGTATGGACTTGGAATTGTTGAACCAGTCATCAGCGAAGTCCATGAGTTAAATACTCTTCGTAGACAACGCATTGATAACGTTAATTTAGTAATTAATCGTATGTGGCAAGTAAATACTCTTGCTGATATTGAATTGGATACTTTAATCTCTGCTCCTAACAACATTATTCTCACCGATCAAATGGATGCAGTTAAAGCTTTAGAAACTCCTGATGTTACAAGCAGTGCTTACAATGAAGCCACTGTTGTGCAAAGTGATATTGAAAGAGCTACAGTCCCACCTTCTGCTCAAGGCTCTCCAACTTCTGGACAACTCGGAAGAACAGCTCGTGGTGCTCAAATGATAATTGGACAAGCACTAGAAAAATTTGGTACTTGTACTAAGCTTTTAGAAGAAATGGCTCTTAAACGGCTCTTGACAATGTTTTACCAACTAGACTTACAGTTTATCGATGATGATGAAATTTTAAAAGATCCTGTACTGTACGGAGAAATAGCTAACCTTAGACTTACTCCAGAGGATATTAGAGAGAATGTAGAATTTGAAATGCTTGGAATTAGTGACATGGTTAACTCAGAAGGAAAGATAAACCAGATTGTTAGCTTCATGGGAGTATTTGGAAAAGTTCTTTCACCTGAGTCAATCACTTCTCTTTCCAAGAAAGTGTGGACTTTGATGGGATTCAATAAAAATGAAATCGAACTCGCAGGTGCTCAACTAATGCCTGGAGTTGAGAATGTAGTTGATCCACAAGTCAGTGCTGCGATAGTTGGACAGTCAGGAAACCAAGGAGCTTCTGCTGGTGCTCCTGCTGTTCCTAAATAGGAGAAATAAATGAATGACGATCTCAGACTCGCTCAGCTTTCTAAGAAAGTTGACGATGCTGCCCTAATAAGGCAAATGTGTCAAACCCCTGGATTTAAAATTCTGAAAGAAAGATTTGAAGAAAAGATTAAAAAAGCAACAGCAATACTTTTAGATATGAATACCCCTGACGAAGAGGTAGTTAAAATGCGTCAGAAAATCCATGTATGGACTGAAATTACCAGCATGTTAAAATCACTCGTAATAACTGGTGAATATGCAGTCAAGATTATGCATGATGAGAATTTAGATGTGACAAATGCCCCCGTTAATAACGGACAAGGAGAATAAAATGAGTGATAATGTGACAAACGAAGCTGCCCCTGCAGCCGAAGGACAAGCAGTAGAGTCCACAAATACCGAGATTGTTCAAGAGAACAATCAGGCCAATGCTCCAGTTACGGACCAAGCAGTAAAGGTACCCACCGATACGCTGCCTACAACCGTTCCTGGATTTGATGCAAAGACAAGTTATGATCAGCTTCAGAAAAGCTACGGTGAACTTCGCAAAGAGTTTACTAGACGTACTCAGCATGAGTCCGAGTTACAAAAAAAGCTCGATAACCTCACAGGGCTGATAGCAAAAGCAACTGAAGTTCCTCTTAACCCTGAGCAGTTTTTAAAGGACTTACAGACACAACCACAGAAGGCTCTTGAGCCTCTATTCGCAAAACAGATTGAAGGTGTTAAATCTGAATATAGTCAAACAATTGAAGGATTAAATCAACGCCTGTCACTTTCGGAGTTTCGAGCTGAAAGACTAGCCAGAGTACTGGATGGTGATAACTACCCAGACTTTAAAAAGCTTGAACCACTCATGAAACAACTGGCAGACGATGAAAATACTCCACTTGACTTTAATAGAGAGCCTGGAGAAATTCTGGATGCGTTGTATAAACTAGCTAGAACTTTAAGCATGGAATCAGCTATACAAGAAGCTAGGACTATTGGTCGTAAAGAAACCGAGTCCCAACTTCAGAAAGAAGCTGCCACAAGCGTGGTCACTGGTGGGAAATCAGGTATACCTGCTAATCCCTCTGATATTAAAGATATGGCGAAATTACGTCAATATTTTGTATCACAGATAGGAGAGGCTGAGTAATCACCTGAAATTCTAACTTAAAGGTGAAATAAAATGGCTAATACTATTGGTACCCAAGCTGCGGTTGGTAATACATATGCTGACCCAGGTATTTATTATGATCGTAGATTCTTAGAA